GAGGAGATAGAGCGTGTCTGGATCAAGGAAGAAACCACCCGCCTCCGTTACATGTTTGATTGGGGCTGCGGCATCAGCTTCTATTATGAAAAAATCCATGCAAGACACGGCTACCACTGGCACCACCCATGCCACGAATATCCTGTACCTGACGGACGCATTGAAGAAGTCTGGGCGCAAACCGACTTCCTCATCGCGGTCCACAAGCCAGACCCGACCAAGAGCCGTGGACAGTACATGGATCTATTGGAGCTTTCTGTAAAAGAAGACCCAGATTGCCCGCGCAATGCCTTTTATTACGCCCGCGAACTCAGCTTCCATGCTCGGTGGCAGGAATCCATTGACGCCTGCAAAAACTATCTAAAACTGCCCCGCGCCACATGGCAGAATGAACGGTGCTACGCCTATCGCGTCATGGGCCGTTGCTACAATGAATTGGGCAACTTTGCTGAAGCTGAGAAGGCATTCCAGATGGCTGCGTCAGAGGCCCCCAATACTCGGGAGCCTTGGTGTGAACTTGCCATGCTCACATATCGTCAATGCCGCTGGGAAGAGTGCTTTGCCTACGCCATGCGGGCATTGAAGATAACCGACCGCGCCAAGGTGTACACTTGCGATCCGGTCGTTTGGGGCGCGCAGCCGCACGATCTTGCCAGCATCGCGGCATGGAACCTCGGCATCTATGGCCCAGCACTCCACCACGCAAAAATAGCCCATGAACTTGAGCCGGATGATACTCGTTTGGCGGCAAACTTAGCTTTCATTCGAAAGGCTATTTCTGGCGAACACGAAGAGGCGGCATAGGTCATGGAACTTCAATCAATCCTCAACTTCGTTGGCGGGGCTGCTATCGCCACTGGCGGCTGGTTTGCCCGCGAGATTTGGGGCGCTGTCAAAGAACTGCGTAAAGACTTTCATGAATTAGAGGTAGACCTTCCCAAGTCCTACGTCAGCAAGCCCGACATGGACAAGCGCATGGACCACATTGAAGACATGTTCAAGCGCATCTACGACAAGCTGGACGGGAAGGCTGACAAGTGATCGACACTGACGCCATCACCAAACCTATTGCCGTCGTGACTGCGGTCATGGCGATGATTGGTGGCGGCTATTCGCTATACGACAAATTTAAGTTGCCCCCCAAGGACATTCTCAAATGGGATGCGGAACACTTCAGCATCACCAGCGGCCCGGCGTCCGGTCAGTTCCGGGTGGTTGTAGCCCGCCAGAAGATCCGCGACGACTGCACGGTCGAAGACTTCAGTCTTGAGGTGCGCGACTCCGACTACATGGTGCACAAGGCGCTCCCATCAGTCGCAAAGTTCAGCGGCCCCGCCAGCCCGACAGTGGACAAGTTTGGCTACACGATGACCGTGGAGAGCCCTGAAGGGGTTGCTGTTGGCGGCGCGAAGCTGATTGCCCGCATCATGTACAAGTGTCCCGAAGGCAATGTTGTAATCGCATACCCGGACCACAAAAACCTGACTTTCAACATTGAGGGAAAGTAAATGGACCCCCTCAGCCTCCTTGCCGCAGCCAAGGTCAGCTATGAGGCCATCAAGGCCGGAATAGCCGTTGGCAAAGAATTGCAGGGAATGGCCGCTGATCTTGGCTCGTTGTTTGATAGCGTTGCCGCCATCACGCGCACCGCTGCTGACCCCAAGGGCAGTTTGATGAGCGGCAAGTCTGCGCAGCAGATCGCCATGGAAGCCTATGCGGCCAAGGCTGAAGCCGATCAGATGATGGAAGAGCTAAAAAACCATTTCATCGGCGAATTTGGCATTGCCGCTTGGGATCAGGTTCTGGCTCACACAACGCAGATTCGTAAGGACCAGAAGGCGGCTGCTCGTCAGGCTGCAAAAGAACAACAAGAGATGATGGGAAATGTCCTTGTCGGCGGGGTCATCGTTGTCACAGCCATCACCATCTTCGTCATCCTTGCCCTGTTTTCCATCAAACTTCTCGTGCGTTAGGAGCCTTGAAAATGGACTTACTGAAGCAATTTGGCCCCTTACTTGGTCAACTAGCGCCGTCTATCGCCACTGCGCTCGGTGGGCCGCTGGCTGGCGTTGCAGTGAAGACGCTATCCAATGCCCTCTTCGGCCACGAAGACGCCACGGAGGATCAGATCTCCGAGGCGATGGCGTCGGCAACGCCAGACCAGCTTGCCGCCATCAAGAAGATTGACGCCGACTTCAAGGTGCAGATGAAGTCTCTTGACATTGACCTTGAGCGCATTGCTGCGGGGGATCGTGACAGCGCCCGTCAAATGCAGCGTGACACCAAAGACTGGACGCCGAAGGCCCTCGCTTTCTTCATCACCTTCGGATTCTTTGGGGCGCTGATTTGGATTATGGTGTTCGGCATCCCGCAGACGGGAACCGAAGTCCTCCTGATGATGTTGGGATCTCTCAGCACCTCATGGACCGGCGTCGTTCAGTTCTATTACGGCTCTAGTGCCGGATCGAAAGCCAAAACTGACGCCCTGACGATGAAGGACAAGTGACATGCAGGACAATTGGGATAAGAGCTTCGAGATGGTGCTGGTCCACGAGGGCGGCTACGTCAACGATCCCCGTGATCCGGGCGGGCGCACCAATCTTGGCGTTACCCAGAGAGCTTGGGAAGCCTACTTGAACCGCAAATCTTCAGAGGAGGAGATGCGGAAACTGACGCCAAACATCGTCAAGCCCTTCTACAAGGCTATGTATTGGGACAAGATCAAAGGCGACCAGCTTCCTTCGGGTGTCGATTACGCCGCCTATGACTTGGCCGTAAACTCTGGTGTTGGCAGGGCTGCAAAGTACCTCCAAGAGATTGCTGGGGTGACTGCGGATGGGGTCATTGGGCCTAAGTCTTTGGAGGCAATCAAAGCCTGCAACCCGGAGCAAGTGGTTGATGCCATCTGCGACATGCGGCTCGACTTTCTCAAGCGTTTGCCGACCTTTGAGACTTTTGGCAAAGGCTGGAGCCGCCGGGTGGCGGAGGTAAAGGCCAAGGCGTCAGACATGGCGTAAACCGCCCAGCGGTGATATAAAGGACGGATCGCGGGGTTCCCATGACCACAGGCCTTACTTACTCCCAATACGTCACCCAGATCGCCACAATGGCAGTTGTGGCCGAGACTGATCCTGCATTCGTGACGATTCTGCCCCAGATGATCACTTATGCCGAGAACCGGATGTACCGTGATCTCGACTTCCTCTTTACGTCCATCTCCACCACCGCCTACGGTTTGACTGCTGGGAGCCGCCAAATTGCGGTTCCAACGGGCACATTTGTGGTTCCCGAACAGATCAATGTCCTGACGCCAAGTGGTTCGTCAAACCCAGACACAGCTACCCGTGTGCCGCTGCTGCCAACCACTAAAGAGTTTTTAGATGCCGTCTACGGTTCTGGTGCGACAGCCAACCGTGGCGTACCCCAGTACTTTGTACCCTTCGATGACTACACGTTCCTCGTTGGGCCGTATCCTGACGCCAACTACACTTGTGAAATCGTTGGGACGTATCGCCCCGAAAGCCTGTCCGCAACCAACACCTCCACGTTCATCAGCCTCTATCTGCCTGATGTCTTCATCATGGCGAGCATGATCTATATCTCCGCATATCAGCGGAATTTTGGTCGCGCTAATGATGACCCGCAGATGGCTGTGACCTATGAGAGCCAATATCAGGCGCTCCTCAAGTCGGCCATGATGGAAGAGAATCGCAAGAAGTTTGAGGCTGCGGCTTGGTCTTCGCAGTCTCCTTCGACCGTTGCCACACCGACAAGGGGCTAACACATGCCCCATCAAGCGTTAAAACTCATGCCGGGTGTCGATCAAAACAAGACGCCCGCCCTCAATGAGGCTGCTATCTCTGAGAGCCAGCTTGTCCGGTTCATCCCTGACCGGACTCTTGGCGGGCTTGTCCAAAAACTTGGCGGCTGGACAAAATTCTACTCTGCCCAGATTGGTTCTACCGTCCGCGCGTTGTGGGCGTGGGAAGACACCAACTCAAACTCCTACTTAGCTGTTGGCGCGGAGGGCGTTGCTCCTATCACGGTGACCGGCGCAAGCGGCAATGGCACAACCGCCACGCTGACCTTTGCGGGTTCGTTTATCTTCAACGTAAACCAGCGCATAATTGTGAGTGGGGTAAATCCCGGCGGCTACAACGGCACCTATGTGGTCACGGCGGCAACATCGACCAGCGTCTCGTATGCCAACGCAACTACGACTGCCTATGTTTCTGGCGGGTCGATCACTGGTGGCGGCAACTCTCTCGGGGTCATCATCTCTGGCGGCAGTCAAGACATTACGCCAGAGCAGACAATAGAAAATGCAGCCGTAAATTTCAGCACAACTTCTGGCAGTAATGCCGTTGTCGTTGTTGACACTGCCAGCGGAACAAATGACTACTATGTTGTTGATATTAAAACGCAAATTAGCGTTGGTGGGATCGTTCTATTTGGGCAGTATCAAATATCGAACCCATCTTCAAACGTGAACCAATATACCATTTATGCGGCGGATCTCGCCACATCGACGGTCGCCAATGGTGGCGCAACACCTTCGTTCACAACCGCAATCGGCACCAACTTTGTCTCGGTCACGCTAAACAATCACGGATATGTCGCTGGCGATACGTTCCCCGCGCTCATCGCCACATCAGTTGGCGGCTGCACGATATATGGGAACTACACAATTATAAGCATTACCAGCGCCAATGTTTTTGTGATTGCTGCGTCCACATCCGCCACTTCTTCTGCAACCGTCTCAATGAATGGAGGTCAGGTCTATTTCCTCTATCACAACGGCGTTGGCGTTTACCCTCCGGGCGTTGGTTACGGCGTTGCTGGGTATGGGTTTTATGGCTACGGCGGCGTTGTCCCGACCCAGTATCGAGGCGTTCCAATTAACGCCACTGACTGGACGTTGGACAATTGGGGCGAAGTGCTGATTGCCAACCCTCTCAATGGCCCGATCTACGCATGGAATCCGACTGAGGGTACGGTGGTTGCCGAGATCATTGTTGCGGCTCCTTCAGTCAATCAGGGCGTTTTTGTCGCCATGCCGCAGCGTCAGATCATTGCGTGGGGTTCCACGTTCAATGGTATTGCTGACCCAATGCTGATCCGTTGGTGCGATGTTGACAATTACAACGATTGGACTGCCACCATCACCAATCAGGCTGGCAGCTACCGCATCCCCAAGGGCTCACGGATTGTCCAAGGCATTCAGGCCGGGCAGCAGGGTCTCTTGTGGACGGACCTTGGCATCTGGGCCATGCAGTATGTTGGGCCGCCCTATGTCTATCAGTTCAACGAACTTGGCACTGGGTGCGGTCTGGTTGGACGAAAAGCTGCGGGCTCCATGAACGGAGTTGTTTACTGGATGGGCCAAAGCCAGTTCTATCGGCTTTCGGGTGGCGGCGTTGAACCTATCCGTTGCCCGGTATGGGATGTTGTATTTCAGGATTTGGACACCGACAACC